TCTCATTCCCATCACCCCTCTTTAACATGGAATAAATATCATTCTTTGTTTCCCGAAGGACTCTTGATATGGCTTCTTGGAATACTTGACGTGCCTGCCTCTTCATTTCATGTGAAGCAGCCCTCCACTGCCTATCGTCCCATGTGGCAGTAAATCCAGCACCGCCACCTTCAGCATGAATCTTCCAACCCATTAGTCCACGCTCCCAAGATGGGCGATACGCTTTAGGTTCAATTCGCCACGCTCTCGGAGGACATTTTGGCGAACTGGGTCTGAGCCTGCGGTATGGAAAACCGCTTCATCCTCAAGATAGTAGGCTGCTGCAAGGTCGGCACATACTTCACGGAGAACGTGCGCCATCTCTCCTTCGGTCACGGTATCGCCGTTGCCGTGGTCAAAGGATAGGCCAGTTACGCCTGTCAAGTCGTTGGTGCTTTTTCCAGTCCATGCAAAGGAATCGCCATTGATGTCGCCATTACCTGCGCTTGAGAAGGATGAGCCACTTGCTAAAGTAATCGTTGTTGCACCAGCGGTAACTGCACCATTAAGAGTAGTGGATGCAATAGACTTTGTTGGGGCATCCCTACCGTAGTATCGGAACTCTTGGTCTATGTCAATACTGCTGCGACGGACTGCTGCTGTCAAACGAGTCGCTGCTCTTGTACGCTGTGCGCTGTCAAGGCCAAGCCTCATACCAACGTCGGCATTAGAACAGTAATACGTTGCAGCCATGCGTCTCACTCCTTAACTTCTTCAACCGCTTCCTTGATGTCTTCAATAGTATCAGTAATGTCTTCAAGGCTTAATCCATCAGCAAGTCGCTTCTTGATAACCTTGTATAACCCGTAACCTACGGGGACTGCTGCCATTACTATTCCTATTATGTATTCAATTTGCATCTCTATCACCTTTGTATTCTATGTTTATGACTGCGCTGTGGGGTATCATGGTAAAGTGACGTAGTTCACCGGGCCTATATATCTTGTAGCCGTGGTCTGTTTCTTCAATGTTCACATTCGCATAACACCTTTCCGGTGGCCTATAAATTATTTTTCCTTTTCTCATTCATACCAACCCTAATGCTTGTAGTGCGTCTAATAACGCATTTAATTTACTCTCTAACGCTGCTACCGCAGCCTGTGTTGTGGCTTGCTCAGCGGCTACGCCATCGAGAGGCATAGAGCCACCTCCTGCTGTCGCCACAGCATTTATAGTGGCTGACCCAATATCTGCCACTGCGGTTTTGGTGACTGGTGTTGCCCCATAAAAACCAACCTTTGAACTGGCACCTGCAATTTTAACTGCATCTGTACCAGCATCGCACACAAATAAGTTTGCGTCTGTATCTCCTTCGACTACAAAGTTAACGTCTGCACCGTCATTATTGATTATTATTTGGCCCGGTGCCACCCTTAAATATTCGACTTCACTCCCACCCTTCATCATATATAAGAAAAATCTGCCGTCTTCTGAGCCATCGGTGACATCATTCACTTCTCCTAACATTCTTACATAGTTGATTGTTTCAGGAGTTCCTGCATCATTCCTACTTTTGAATATTAGTTGACCTATATTATCACCATCAGCAATAGCACCACCACCACCACTTCCCGTTGACCTATCAAAAGTTAATGATGGTTCAGCACTTGCAGATGTGCTTGTAGTTTCTAATGTTAATATGGGCTTATCCCCACTTGAGTCCTGCAAATGTAATGCTGTATCAGGACTTGCTGTTCCGATACCCACTCTACCTGTGGAATCATCAACGAAAAAGTCACCACTACCAACATTAAAGTCGCCTGTCAGTGCTAATGTGCTTCCATCAAAAGTAAGATTGGCTTCACCTTGAATTGCATTTGAACCTGTCACAGTAGTTATTGTATTGTCGGTACTCCCTGAAAGCGAAACACCTCCACCGCCAGCCCCTAATTGGGTATCGGTTCCGGCATCATCTGTGAAATATAATTCATTTGGAGTATCATTCTTTACCCACAGAATACCTTTACCTGCTGTTGGTGATACGGGATGGTCTGCTTGCTCATCAAGAACTAATCCTGTTGGGTCGATAATACCACCGACAGTTAATTTATCACGCACTATTAAATTATCATAGTAGGCATTATTCAGTTGTGGGTTGGAATGATATATTCCTTCTGAAACCCTGACAAAGTTCCAAGAACCATATATCACCGGCTTCTTAACCAACTGTATAATGTCATTCTCGGTTGAGCCTGTCAATGACCCTTTAAGCAAAGTGTTAGGTGCGATAGTCAAATTATTACAATATAGTTTCTTGCTACTAGATATAAGACAATAATCCCCAGCAGCCGTTCCTCCCAATACATGAATACCATGCCATTTGGCTGAGAAGTCACCATTACCATAGGTTGTCGAACCAGTAACAGGTATTTCAAAACCAGCACTTCTCGCTGTAAAGCCCCATGTCGATAGACCAGCATCCCATTGATTAGAATTGTAGTCCAATTGGTCTGTTGTTCCAGCCTGTAATACAAATATCTTTTTACTATCATTGGCTGCTGCGTTAACAGTGGCGATAGGGGCCATAATATCATTACCAGTATTAGTCAATTGTAATTTGTAGAAAGTAGTTGTTTCACCGAACTCGGTGCTGGTAGGAGTCTTATATTGGGGAGAAAAATATGTAGCAGTGCTACAAGTAACTATTGGGTGGGGACCCGTATCAAAATGTAGCCGGCTGCTTGAACTTGACCACGATGAGCCGTCAATAGCATAGGTGATATTACCTATGTTATAGAACCCAGCATTTTTACCATTGAGAATATAGCGATTGGTATAATTACCAGCCGTACCTGATGTTATTATTGCCCCACTGAATATAACACTCTTTGTTGAACCAGCATCTAATTTGCAGCCAAGACGTAAGGCTTGTGTTGACATATTTTGAGTTAAAGTAATTGTTCTTTCAATACTACTAATGCCAACCCCTATGTCATCAGCCACAGCGATTGATTCATTGGTCAGACTACCTGTAACAGTTATTGTATCAGCACTACTACCAGTCCCTATTGTGGCTATTTCATAAGTGCCGTCATTATTTGTAGTACCATTCACCAAAATGCCCATACCAACACTAAAACCACTCCATGATTGGTTGTCACCAAGAGTTATCTTTGACCCAGTATTCACAAATTGAATATGGTTGGTTTCTAATGACACTACTTCTCCGTAAGCGTCATCCACAAATACTTCATCCACAGCAGTAGTTAAATCCCACGTACAAGGAGCAAAACCTTTGTTATTAGAGGCGTGGAATACTACTGTATCATTTGCAGCAGGTTTGCCGGAGGAACCCGTACCAGCAGCAGCAGTATTCCAATTTGCATCAGTATCGGCTGTGGCTGCTGAAACCCCATTAGCGACCCAATATCTTATTGTCATCTAACCCCTCACGTCAATTGTGTAGAGGTTTGATATTCGGAGTAAGCAGAACCAGCAGCCTCGGCTATCAGTTTCAATGCTATTGCTCCACGTTCCTGAAAAACCTTCATCTGCTCTTTGAACCTACGGTCTTGCTCACCTCTATCGTTCTCAGGTACGGTACTTACATATGTATCTATAAGGACTGAAAGGCAGTCAGCGCATACCAGCATCTTAACTGCGTCATCTTTCAAGGCATCTGATACCTTGTCGGGGGAATCGGTAGCAAGGTATTGTGTTCCCCTTGCTCTCTTGTTGACTTCATTGGTGCGGACAGTAACATACTCCGTAATGGTTCCTTCATTCAAACCACGTGGGCGGTTGAGAAGGTCACGAATCTGTGCGTTTGTTACTGCCATCAATACCACCGAGGGGCCACTTGTTTGAAAAATCTTTGGGAACATCCAACATTATTGCATCGTCAGGTGCTTCCAGCGTTCTGCCAAGGATAAAAACAAGATTGGATTCAGCAATCATCTTAGCCATGCGACTATTGGGAACCCAATATACCTTGTCCCACTCTTCCAACATACCGACAGGATGATTCTCCTTACGGCTGTTTGGTCGGCATAAGCGGAATAACCAACCCTTGCCGGGTCGCCAATGCCTAAGCCTATGCTTAATGTCATCAACCTTGGCACTCTTTGGCACAGGAATGCCGACTTCACGACACTCCTGTACCAGTGCTGCTTTCGCCAATTACTCAACCCCAATCAGGATATTACACCAGTAATCTTGCATATCCTGTTGGATGCGCCGGATGATGCACCATCTTGGTGCTGGTGAATAACCATTCCGTAGTAGGAGGTCAAGAGCCATGAGTAGCCCATACCTTCGATGCGGGTCATCTCAGTCTCCATGAATCCATCTCCGTTATACTGGAAGAACTCAGCGGTTTCTGCACCGGGAATCATCAGAATTGCGCTGGTGCTGATTGCTCCAGTTGCTCCGTAATCACGGGTGTAGTAGATGCGTAGGTTAGCGACCCTGCCGAGGTGTTCCTCAAGGGACTCAACGACGTTGCCGTATAGTTGAGTGTTCATTAGAACGCTGCGGGCACTGGCTGGGACGACAAGTGCCATTGGCTCGTTGCCGCTTGCTCTTGCGTTAGCAAAGATTAGGTCCATAGCATCAAGAATGTCCTTCTCTTCATCTGCTCCAGCGGTTCCCCATACTGCGGTTGCAGCCTGAGTCTGTCCGGCTCCAGCAAGTAGGTCAGTTAGAATCTTGTTGTCGATGCTGTCTGCACGTGCTTGGATAATAGCCATCTGCTGTCGGCTCAAGTTGTCCCATGACTCTCCACGTAGTAGGGTGCTGTCAAGGAAAACGACTCTTCCCTGACCCTTTAGGAGAACGACTGAGTAGTTAGCAGTTCCAACATTGGTTGGGTCTACTACTGCATTGTCATCCAATGGGTAGGTGAAGGTTCCCTGTGCGCCAGTGTACCACTTGAAAGTGGTCCAATCAACGGTTCGGGTTCCGACAAGTTGTGTTCCAATGGCAATTGTGGTGGACTGCAATTGGATGAAGTCTCTCAAGGTCTGTTCAAGAACAACCTGTCCCTTACCGAATGGTCCGGTCACGCTGTTCACTGCGCTGTCTGCATATACAATTTCTTCAAGTGTCTGTCTGCTCATTCTAATCATCTCCTAATCACGATGTTGCTGCTCCTGCTGTCATTACAGGAATCAAGTCGCCAGCAGTTGTGCTTGCTGCACCGCTTCCGACATAAATGCCGAGAATCTTGCTGGTGTGGTCGTTGGAATCAATTACTTGTCCACTTGCGCCCACATAAACGATAAGTCCAGTTGTGAATGTCTGAGAAGCCTCAGCCTGAACCAATAGGACTCCGCCAAGAGGGTACATAGCCACAGTTGCACCGGATGTTTCCAAATCGCCTGCTGCATCACGGCTACTCTCATCGGCACTTATACCGATGCAGATTTCACCATCTGCACTTAGGTCTACTGTGTTGTTGGTGCTATCGTTCACCAAACATAGTCCTGCACCTGATACTGTGGTGCTGGATTTAAGGTCCATATTTACTGCTTCTGTTCCGCTTGCGTATGTCATTTCAAATCAACTCCTTTGCGTTTGCCCATAGAGGTGCCTTTACTTGGTCCTTGTCCATCATACCGTTGTATGCCTTGGCCCAAGCGTTCCATGCTCTCTCATATAGGGATTCATCAGTCTCAACAAGTGTTCCGTTGAGGTAGTTAGCAACAACGCTGACTGGCTCAGGTGCTTCGACGCTGGCCTGTACTGGTGCTGCTGGAGTGGCTGGTAGCATCTCGACTACTTCAGGTTCAGGTGTTGGCTCAGGGCGGCTTGCCTCCCATGATGCGATTACCTTCTCAAGTGTCTCAACGCCAAAGTCCTCATGACCGTTTAGTCCGAGTTCGCTTGCCTTCTCAACAAGTTTCATTCTATCGTTCTCGATACGTGATGCTTCCTTCGCTTCAAACTCAGCGATTCGTGCTTCACGGAGAACCATGTCGGCCTTAACAGCCTCCAATTCTGCTTCCAAAGTTTCATTCGTTATCTCATCAGTCATACTAATCACTGTTTCCGATTGAACGGTGGTAGTGGTTAGGTGATTATTAAACATTTCCTTAGATTCAGCAATTTCAACCTTTACAATCTCTTCTATATTCGCCTTCTCATAGGCTGGGCGGTGAACAATAGCGAGGTGGTCGAACTCAAATGATTCTCCAAAGAACATTTCACGGCGACCATCATCATGTGATACTACCTTTACAGGAACTCCAGTGCCTCCAATGGAAACCCCATAGTCGGGGCGTAGGTAAAGGCCGGATTCAAGGGATGCGAATAATTCCTCTCGGTGAACCTCACCAACATATCGCACTTCCCAACCATCTTCTGTTACATTAAAGGTAGCGTCGGTTACAACTCCCACCACGGCTTCTTCAACACCACCATCCATGTTTCTTGTGAAGCGACCACCCTCCGGCGTTGGGTGATACAATGTGACATCAGAACCTATCATATTAGTTGCTGCGGCCTTACCGCCTTCGGCAGTTAGACCCCAACCATTCTTATTGATACCATCGTGGAATGCAATACCACTTATGCGAATAATAGTCTTCCCAGTAGTTGCTTCGACTATTGAAGATACTTCCCCAATATCCAAGTCCAATGTAACTGCTACTGGTTGACAATAACCATCTACCATTTCTTCTCCAACAGGACATTCAGCAGCATATTTTTCTTCATCGTCGTCATAACTCCTAACTTCTTCTTTGAACTTATGGTCGCCATGTGCTTGCATACACTCTTCAGTGCTATAACCCATAGCCTCGCAACGGGACATATACTCGTCGTGAGTTTCATCGTTTCTTGGTGTCGGCTCTGCGGCTACTGTATTGTGACAACCGCATGATTTTTCGCTTGCATCGTGTGAATCGTTCATATCAAACCACCTTTGGAATGTTTTTTCATCGGGACCGGGGAAATACATTGGTGTGCCGTCTGCCATATAATCCATATGTGTAGCACCATCAAAACCTATTTCACGGGACTTTTTTTCTGCTCCTTCTTTTGTTGAAAATATGTAATCTTCCATACCAGCCTTTACTGGCGCATTACTTCTCCATTGATAACATGACCAGTAGCGGGCTTTCCACTTTGGTCCGGGGCTATCACAATTATGGCGGCTACGGAAGTTCTTTCGTCGCTCAGGGTCATCCCTTTTTATTTCCATGTTAGGGTCACCAAAACGAACAAGAACTACATTACCCTTTTCATTTTTAGTATATACACCGAACTTCTTTGATTTGCCCGGTGTTCTAAATGGTTTGTTAAGAGTAACCTTTTTTCCTTGATATTCTGCTGCGGTGACATCTGTCTCACCGTCACATCCACAACCACAGGACATATTTGATATAACGGCATCATCTGATTTTTCAATATTTGCCTTTTGCTCAAACTTGCTATTGCAGAATGCAAAACGCTGCTTTTCATTTGGAAAATCGCTGACTGCTTCTGAGTCACCCATGCAACGGTCTACAAAATCGTCACGGGATTCGCCGGGGCTGGGGGATGGCATTACTCTCCCTTTCCTTTCTTGATTGGTACTTTATCCATCAGTTGACTGTGCGATTGGTCGCTGGTTTCCAATGAATGCTTATGGGATTGAGCAAGTCTCTCAATCTCCATTTGGTGATTCTGCAAGGTTTCTTCCATCTCTCTTTGGTGCTTCAATTGAATTGGTATATTGTCAACTTCTTGAACCTGCTCAGACTCCCACATTCTAAGTACGGTTTGTAGTGCTGGCGCAGCAACACCACCAATGATTGCGATAAGTGCAATAAATCCGTCAAGGTTCTGCAATACAACATCAGGTTTCCATATACCCATACCAACAACAGCAGCACAAGCAAGCAACCATAGGTATATTGCAGGTAGCACAGTCTTCTTTACCATTTTGTCATTAAATGTATTCCCATTACTTTGTATCTTCATTTTTCATCACCTCTCTCATATGGCACACGTCGCAGTAGTCTGATAGTATTTTGCTTCTTATGTGACATGGAACGCCATCGACTTGCACTTCACACTTCTTTGACATCCTCCACCACCATTTCATTTTCTCTTGGCATTTCACCAACTGAACCACCACTATTCACTCTCTCATTACCATCGGCTTCACTTGGCATACCAAGTATCTCAAGTGTTTGGTTGAGAGTTAGAATACCGGAGGTATAACCGAGGGCTGCTCTTTGCATGGTAGTAGTAGCAGACTCTTCATCGACTGAACCGAACTCCAACGGGGGAATATCCTTCTGTCGGTGTTCAATACCCAAGAGAGTTAGATGTCGGCTGAACAAATCCCTGATAGATTCAACAAGAACTTGCTGAAGTCTGCGAATAGCCTGCACCGACCACTGGTTAGCATTGAATGTTGCTGCAAAGGTTGAACCCTTTTCTTGCCCCATACTGACTCTTGGCACATGAAGCACTGAGGATATGTCAGCATTTACTTGGTCGAGGAAACCTGAATTGTCCGGCACAGTATTGCGAATGTCAACGTGGTGCATTTGAACATAGTGTGGTAGGATTGGGATTTGGTCTGCACGTAGCCCATCAAGTAGTGTTCCTACATTCTTCATGATTGTAGCCAAGCGTTCCTTTTGCTCGGCTGGGTCTGCTACATTCTCAACGGCTTCGGGACCAATGCTGATATACTGCTTGGTCATCGAATCCTCAAGTGCGATGCGATTATTCATACTGTTATACTTGGCACGAATAGCATG